ACACCACACATAAGAATATAGAGGGTTTCGTCGAATGCTCTCATACGGTTTATAGGAAGATAAGAACAGTTGTATCCTGCCACGTTATCCTTCTCTAAAGCATCCCCTGCTGTCATCAGAGCGCGCATAGAGGGCATTATCTCCATATCTATGATAGCTTGTACTACTTCACTAGGAAGGCTGAATCCTCCGCGTCCTCTTGCTATGCGGCTCATAAATTCACTGTATCTTTCTACACTTTCTTCCCATTCTTCCCGACGCTTTAGTTCTGCTAGATATCTGGCATACCTGCTTTTATGTATATATTGTTGGTAGTTATCCATCGAGCTCTCTCCATAGTTCTGACGATGTCCATGGTCCATATACATCACATAGATAATCGAACATTCTGCCATCATCTATTCTTTCTTTTATTAACTTCCAAATACAGTTTCTGCTATATTTGGGATGTAAAGGAGCGAATATAGTAGCTATATAATTGCTATCATAATACCTATTTAATTCTTTAAATATTTGTTTTTCACATTCGCTCATGACTGGCGTTATATCTTTTTGGGATGCAAACGTTCCAAATACATCTTCAACACCGAAACCAAGATCTTCTATTAAAGATCCTAGTGCTTCGTATGTCATCTCGTTTACGTGGTTGCCTGCAGCCCCGACTTTTGGATCCCAATTAGGCGTACTGATAAAAGCCACGCCATCATCAGTAAGCCACTGTCTAATACGAGTAAGTATATTTCTAGCATGAGCTGGTTCTACATGCTCTAATACTTCAAAGCAAGTTACTATGTTAGGACGTATATGAAGCCTGTCTGGTGATACTTCAGCGGCATCCGTGCTACTCATTAAGTAATACGGTTTCCAACTAGCGTTCTTAAAGATCTCAGGCATTTCTAGCTTGGAAACATCCATAGCTGTATACGACCTTGGAGGAGTTCTGTTTACATAAAGAGTTTTAGCTAGTGGTAATTCCTTGCCAGGTCCTACATCTATTATATCTGATGTTAACCACCTTTTCTGCTTGCGGATATAATCAGCAACATAACTCCAACGCAAACAATGCGCAATGTAATCTCTATGGATAATTCCACGTTCTTCCGCCTTATCGATTGATAAAAAAGTTTTGTCTATAGATCGTCCGTATTTATTCATTATATTTGTATCCTATTTTGCTAGTTTTTATAGGTACATGATCGCCACCACCTGGCAAGGCATATATATAATGTCCACGACCTGTCTTTTGTGGTGCTGGTGGGAACCTCTCATCGTGCCACTCATGAACCTTTACTGGTAGTTCAATACCATTCCAAAAATAAGACTCTATTAATCCTTCACTTGTTTGTATGAAAAATCTGTTCTTCCGTTTACCAGTTCCATTGCTAGGTGTAAAAGCAAGTGGCATTGGTTTTCTATCATACGGCATACTTTTTCCTCAAAAAAAATGGGGCAGAGCCTCTAGTAGAGGATGCCCCGGTTGGGCCCTAAATCAGAACGGCACGTCTTCTAACGGAGTATAGGTAGGTACGGAGGAACCCCCCATACTACCATTACCTTCGATATACTGGATATCGCGCAGCGAGCAAGTAACTCCCATATTACCGCCAGCCACATAAGGTCTAAAGACGACGTGCGCCCTGCATGTGGAATTATCCCAGATGATTTCATCAACATTCTTGCTAGCACCAGCAGCATCAACAGCTTTAACTTCAAACTTAGTCTTAGCTTTAAGCACCCAGCAACCCATAGACCAGTCTTTGCCGGTCTCATCTCCGTCTTTCAGTGGGTTGTGCCAGTCTTTAGCTTTGCTAACTTTGGGATCATTTGAAGCAGCTTCCATAATTTTCTTTTCAATTTCAACTGCATCAACTTCTTCTTTGCTAAAGCACATGGTAACACTGTAACTTCCAGTGTCTTGTTCTTGAAATTTTTCAGTTTCCTCAAGATTTGGAAATTTACATATAAACTTAGGTGTTTCATAATACACATTGGCTGCATTTGCCATACTATATTCTCCCATTGTATTGTTTACAGAACTGATTCACGTTGCAATACCGGTCACATCTCATATCATGACCTGGCCTATGCTCTAACCTTAGTTTATCCTGATCTTTCTGGACAACTAAGAACTCATTAGCTTCGAATTCAGAATCAAAGAGTTTGACCGCTCTTGATCTTCCATCTTTCATTACTGCCCATTTCTCTTCTGTTTGCCACTTTTCTTCTGATGTACAGATTGGCTCATTAAAGAAATGTGCTTGTAATCTTCTTTCGATATAAACCTGAGTATTTAACTCGTCCCACATTGGGATCTCATACATCATTAATGCTTTGTCTGGATAAGATTTATTTGTTTTTGATGTTCTCTCTTCCCAGTTTCTACCTAATGCTGCTATGGCTAGACCTTTAACTTCCCAATCATTCTTTCTCATTAGGTCAGCTAACACATTAAGCTGGTTAACCCAGGATTCCTTAGCTCCTTTAATTAGGGACCAAGATGAAACAGTTTTAAAGTCATATAATATCTTGCTTTGCATGTCGTATACGTCGTATTGACCCGTAACAACATGCTCGTTATATTTGTGATATAACCTTTTTTCTGTGAGTATATTACCTGAAGAGAGGTTTGCAGCTTCTACTATGGCATGTACAGCACTACCGTAAATAGCCCATATTCTGTCAGAAACATCTTCAACAATCTCATCTCTATGTTCTTTACGAAGCTTTAGAACTTGAGGAGAATCTATTAGTTGGGTAGCACTGATATCTGAAGGTTGTGTACCCTTAGAATATGGATTATACTGTAATAGATTACAGATCCAATCCGGATAGAAATGTTTATTTGTGTAGTTTCCCATAAATTTTCCTTATAGATTAAAAATTTATTATATCACGCCCACTAATCTAAATTACACTTCTTTTTTTCTCTAATTTTACCGAAAATTTTAGCAGCTTTATCGTAAACTTCCATAAATAACCGGGCTCTAATAATTACATAACCATCTTCAAACTTCATATTTCTTTCATGCAGGTATACCATAGGTATTCTGTGCTCTGCCTCGCGCTCTGCTTGGTCCATAGCCTTATGGATCCAGTCAGGTAGTATCTTCCTATGCTTTACTTCAATAGAGAGGTCGTGGTGCTCTATATCGCGTCGACTCTCCCCGTTGCACCCTGTCCTTATACCGCCGAAAAGCTTTGCTGCCTGCCTTTCGACGTTTTTCCAGTTCTGTGTTCTCATGGGCATGCTCCCAACATTTTGTATAGAACTTGTCGTGTTTTATTTCGCATCCTGCGATTGAACACTCAATAAGTTCATATTTGTTAAAAAGGGGTTTTTTTCTGTCCAACGTACTTTTCATAGAATTCTCCTCTTTTAGCTCCATGATCAAAGAACGTCATACCATTGTGCTCATATTCTAAACCACAAGATGGTTCAAACCCACCATGTCTATTTTTAAAGCATTCTAATGCAGCTAAAGGTTCCATTGGATCTAATCCTTCTGCTCGTTCTCTTTCTTCGCGTTTGTTTCTATGTACCATGAAGCCTGCATCAACTAAGTCTGTTAATTCTGAAGCTCCTTTTATATCATATTTGCTAGCTCGCTTGTCTTCATTCTCTGGTTTTCTAACGTGTGCAACCAGGTGAATACATATTCCTGTATCTCTACATACGTTAGCCAATACATTAGCAAAGTTCTTTTGGGCAAGATACAGATTTCTTTCCTGTGCTCCAAGATTTACTTTCATTAATGAGTCAATAACAAACTGTGTTACACCTAATTCCTCTTGTGCATACCTAGCTGCAGCTATTAACTGATCTGCTCCACAATCTACTTCTCTAGTATATAGCCATAACTTCTTGTTTAACCAACACCAGGCTTCTTCAGCATCTTTTGGATCAGGGTATGGATCACCCGTTATTTGTCTAGCAAACCTTTCAAGCTGATATACCGGTGGTAATTCTGGTGACCACATTAAAACCTTTTCTTCACGAGAAGAATAATCACCGGTCATCAAATGTAACATAACCTGTTGAACTACAAG